GGCGGACAGTCCCGTCTGACCCTCGATTTTCCCGGGACAACCCTTTCCGCCGATACCGACCTGGTCCGCCAGCTCCGGACGATGCGGGCCCGGTCCCGGCAGCTCGTGAAGAACGAGCCCTATGCCCGCCGGTATGCGCGCCTGGTCGAGAAGAACATCGCCGGGTGCGCCGGGGTGCAGTTGAGCGTTCTCGGCCGGGAGGAATCCGAATCGGACCTGCCCTTGCGGCTCTCGAAGGAGGAGGCGGAGGCGATCGAGCGCCGGTGGCGGCAGTGGTGCGCCTCGACCTGGTGCACGACCGGCCGGCGGATGACCTGGATGCAGGCGCAGCGGTTGGCCCTTCGGAATGGCTGCACCGACGGCGAGATCTTCTGCCGCCTGGTCATGGATGCCGCCAACCCTTGGCTCCTCTCCCTGCAATGGCTCGTGCCGGATCAGATGGATGAGCAGCACAACACCGGCCTGGCGGGTGGAGGGGAGATCCGGATGGCCGTCGAGTTCGATGCCCAGGGCCGGCGGGTCGCCTACCACCCGTACCGTCGGAATCCGGATGACTTCCTCGGCGGGAGCTTGCAGCGGATCGGGCGGGGCGACCGGTGGCGGATCCCGGCGGCCGAAATGGTCCACTGGTACCTCGAGGATTTCATCGGCCAGACGCGGGGCGTGCCCTGGCTCTTCAGCGCCATCGCCCGGGTCAACATGCTGGGCGGGTACGAGGAAGCGGAACTGGTGGCGGCACGGGTCTCGGCGGCGAAGATGGGGTTCATCATCCCGCCCGCCGGTCAGGAGTACTCCGGGGACGGGCAGGACGAGGCCGGGAACACCGTTGTGGACGCCCAGCCGGGCACTTTCGAATCCCTGCCGGCCGGGTCCGAATTGAAGCAGTTCGACCCCCAGCACCCCAACGCCAACTTCGCCGCCTTTTCGAAGTGCATGCTCCGTGGCGTGGCGGCCGCCGGGGACGTGTCCTACCACACGCTGACGGGCGACCTGGAAAGCGTGAACTACTCCAGCGCCCGGGTGGGACTCCTCGACGAGAGGGATGGCTACACGGTCCTGCAGGACGAGTTCATACACGGGTTCTGCGCCCCGATCTTCCGCGCCTGGCTGGTCGCCCAGGCCGTCCTCGGGGAGATCCCGCTGAGCGTGGAGGAGGCGCTGGTCTTCGATGAGATCATCTGGCGGCCCCGGCGGTGGGCCTGGGTCGACCCGCAGAAGGAAATCGCCGCGGCTGCCCAGGCGGTCGCCCTCCGGGTGCGAAGCCGCACGCAGATCGTGGCCGAGCAGGGCGGGGAGATCGGCCAGACGTTCAAGGAACTGGGCCAGGAAGAGGAGGCCTTGGAAGCCCTGGATCTGTTGCCGGAGGAACCGGAGCCCGCGGATCAAGCCCCACCGTCTGGCGGCAATGCAGGGTCCGGTGCCGGAGAATCCGATGGGGAAAGCCAGCCTGCCACGACAGGTCAACCGGCCCCCGAAGAGCCGAATCGAGGTCTCAATCCCCGCCGCAACGGCCATCCGCCAGTCATTCGGGGCGGTCTAAAACCCGTACGTTCCGCGGGAGGGTAGAGATGACGGGCACCTTGCCAGGTCCGAACGACGTTCATTGCGTCACCATCGGCACGACCGCAACCGATCCCGGGGCGGCTGCCATCCCCATTCCGGCAAGGGTGAGGCTCGGGTATCCGGAGATCGAAATCACGGGCGCCCCTCTCCACCGGTGCGTGGATGTCCGGGCCGAGGACATCAACCAGGACACCCGCACGGTCCGGATCGCCGTCAGCAGCGAACTGCCGGTCGAACGCTGGTTCGGGTTCGAGATCCTCGATCACGCTCCGGCTTCGGTCCTCATGGGACGGCTGGCCAACCGCGCTCCGCTCCTCCTGGGACACGATACGGATCGGCACATCGGCGTCGTCGAACGCGCCTGGCTGGAGGACAAACGCCTTCGGGCCGACGTCCGATTCTCCCGCAACCCGGAGGCCGACGCCGTCTTCAAGGACATCGTCGACAAGATCCGCGGGAAGATCTCGGTCGGCTACCGCGTGCACAAGGCGGTCCTGGAAAAGACGGAGGGCAACGACGACACCTACCGGGTGATGTCGTGGGAGCCCATGGAAGTTTCGGTGGTCAGTGTCCCGGCCGACGATTCGGTCGGTGTCGGCAGACAACTATCCCCTCTCCCCAATATGAGCGCTCCAAACGCCACGCCGGCCTCTCAGCCGGCCACCCAAACCCGATCCAGCGAAGTGGCGGCGCCGCCCCCCCAGGCGGCCGCCCAGCCCTCAGGCCCGGCGGCGCCGGCCGTGCAGGTGGTGTCCGAATCGACCGATTCGGCCCGCATCGCCCGCTTCGGCCAGGCCCATCCCGAGCACCAGGCGGCCGCCATGCGCGCGATCGGCCGTGGCTCGAGCTTCCTCGAGTTCTTGGACGGCCTCTCGCCGGTGCCGTCGCCATCGGCGACACCGTCCGGGCGGTCGGCGGAGGATCCCAACTTGGGGATGAGCCCGCGCGAGATCGGCCGGTTCAGCATCCTGCGGGCAATCTCGGCAATCGCCTTCGAGGGAGGACTCACCGGGATCGAGCGCGAGGCCTCGGAAGCCTTCGCCCAGAAGTTCCGGATCAAGAGCAATGACCGCTCGTTTTTCGTGCCCTTCGACGTCCAGCGCTCGTTCGTCTCGAGCGTCCGCGCGGACCTTGCCGCGGGCACGGGCAGTCTCGGCGGGGCCACGGTGCAGACCGACGTGCTCGCCTCGGAGTTCATCGAGTTACTTCGCGCCCGCCTCATTTCCACGATGCTCGGAGTGCGGACCATGTTCGGGCTCCAGGGCAATGTCTCGATCCCCGCCCAGACGGCCGGGGCCACGGGCGCGTGGCTGACCGAAGGCGGACCCATCACGCCCTCTGCCCAGACCTTCGGGCAGGTGCCGCTCTCGCCCAAGCGTTACGGCGCGGCCACGGCCTATTCGCGCCAGCTCGTGGTGCAGAGTTCCATCGACGTGGAAGCCTTTGTCCGCATGGATCTGGCCGCCGTCACAGCGCGCGGCTTCGATCTCGCGGTCATCGCCGGCCCAGGCACCGGCGGCGCGCCGACGGGGATTCTGTCCACGAGCGGGATCGGGACCGTGACCTTCGGAGGCGCCGCCACCTGGGCCAAGGTGCTGGAGTTCGAGACCGCGGTGGCCACCGCGAATGCGGACTACGGCAACCTCGCCTACCTTTCGACGCCCGCGACTCGCGGCAAGTGGAAGAACATCCCCAAAGTCGCGGCACCGGCGAACACCGGCGGCTTCCTCTGGCAGGATTCCGGATTCGTTCCGGTCATGCCGGCCGCGGGTTCCTCGCCGACTCCGGACGCTCCTCCGATCGGCCTGGTCAATGGCTACCGCGCCATCGCCTCCACCATCGTTCCGACCAATCGGGTCATCTTCGGCAACTTCTCGGACGCCATCCTCGGGATGTGGATTCCCCTCGAAATCGTGGTGGACCCCTATTCGCTCAGCCTCAACCACCAGGTGCGTGTCGTGGTCAATGCACTTGGCGACGTGGCGGTTCGGCACGCCGCCGCTTTCGCGGCTTCGACGGACACCGGCGCGGCCTGATTCGCATTGGTGCTCAGTCCATGCTCGTCCACTTCACGGCCAATACGTTCGTCCGTGGCGAACCAGTCCAGGTTGGCCAGGTGATGGACGTGCCCGAGGCTGAGCTTTGGAGGCTCGACGGGCGGTACGTGCCGGCGGCGACAAAACCGGAGTCGATCGAATCCCGAGATCCGGAGCCCGAACAGCGTGACCCGCAGCCGAAGCGAAAGGCGAAAGCATGATCCCGGACGCCGACTTCCACATCGATCTGCAGAACATCCTCCGTCCGCAGGCGATCACCGCCAGCGGCACAGGCGCCGACATCCCGAATACTTCCGGCATGGACGGTCGCGCCCGCGCCATTGTCCGTGTCGGCGCCTTGTCGGCCAGCACGGTTTTCACCGCGAAGCTGGAGCACTCCGACGATGGTTCCTCCAACTGGTCCGACGTGCCTGGCGGGGCCTTCGCCCCAATCTCGACCGCCAACACCGGCGCTTCTCTGGGGATCGACACCGCGGTCATGAAGACGTTCGTCCGTGTCTCCTACACCGCGGTTGGGGGCACGCCCAACCTGGTGGCCTCCGGCTTCCTCCTCGGGTTCCGCCAACGACTCATGACCTGATGGATGAACCCTCCCAACTACGAACCCCCGTACCCGGCCGGCCATCCGTTGGAGTACTTCCGGCGCCAGGTGGTTGCGGACGTGCAGGCCACCCTCGGCACCCCGGGGACGTACGCTCGCCTGGCCGGGGGAACACCCGTGGCGCTAACTGGGATCTGGAAGGCGCCCTACTCGAACGAGCGCCTCGACGGCCTCGGTGTCCCGGGTGTCGAGTCGGCCTTGCCAGCCCTCATCTTCCGCACGGCCGCGCTGGTATCCCCTCCGCCCGCGCATGGCGATACATGGTCGGACGGCGCCACGGTCTGGCACGTGGTCGAGGTGCGGCCCAACCCCCGGAACGGGATGACCGTCCTCCTCTTGAGTCTGGACCCGCCCGGCTGATCCTCATCATGGCCACGATCCGCCAGCAGTTGGTCGAACTGGTCACGGCCCGGGTCGCCGCGATCCCCGGGATCTCCGGCGTCTTTGTCTGGCGGGTTGCGCCTCTCCCGCAGGATGACATTCCGTGCGCCATCGTGCGGGACCAGACCTGCGAATCCCGGCTGGCGGGCACAGGCGTTCACGAGCACCGCCTGGCGTTCGAAGTCGACATCTACGCCTCCGACTTGGTCACTGCCCGCGATCTGGCCGGGCTCGTTCTCCAGGCGCTGGGACAGGACGTCCGCTGGAAGGAGCATGGGGTTCCTCTGGCCGTGAACACCGAGCCCCTGCGGGATTCTCTGATGACGGCCCAGGAGGAGCGGTTCCTCGCCGGCGCCCGGGTCGAGTTCGTCGTGGTTTACCGAACGCCGGTCTTTGGTCCATCCACCGTTTATCCCTGAATCTATGCCCCTCTCTCCCTCATCTCTCCTGGTCGGGACCCACGCCTACTTCTGGCAGGACGGCCAGCCCTTCACGGTGCCGGCGCCGGGGACGAGCGGCCGCAACTCCCACGCCGGGGCAACCGATCCTGGTTGGACCAGCCGCTACCTCGGGATCATCGGCGCATGCCGGATCCAGGGTGCCCGCGGTGAGGCCGTGGATATCTGGGCCCCATCGCCCGGCCGGCTCCGGCTCTACGACGTCATCCCGTCTAAGAGCGACATCGTCATCACGTACTCGCTTCAGCAGTACCTGGCGGTGGTCCACCAGCTCCTGTTCGGCACGTCCGCGCTCGACAGCACCAGCACCCAATGGAATCCGACCGAGGGTCCCGGCCGGGTCAATGGCTGGATCAAGCACCAGCAGTACGACCAGAACGACGTCCTGCGAACGGTGGCGGACCTCTATTGCTCGGTCTCGGTTCCGGAGGATGCCACCTTCGATCCGGCGGCGCTCACCGAGGTGTCGATCGAAGCGCGGCTCCTTACCTCGAGTCTCAACACGGGCACCCTCTAACGGCCATGGGTTGCGTCAACATGACCGCCACGCCGCCCGAGGTTATCTCGCGGCCGGCGTCGGGCTTCACCTTCAAGGGCACCGCGCGCGCATGTGCGACGATCAACGTCAACCTGGCGACGGCGTCCCTCCCGATGAGCATCGACGGGGTGACGATGCAGTTCATGGACGAGGTGTTGCTCACCGGGAATACATCCCCCAGCCAGAACGGGCTCTATTCGCTCGGGACGAGCGGCGCCGAACTGGTTTCTGGTTCATACGACGCGAGTGGATTCAAGGACATTACTGGGCTTTCCACGGCCCTCGCCTACTACTTCGTCAAGGGGAACGCCACCAGCGCGGCTGGAGCCACCACCATCACGGACACCGGTATTCTTTTGCCTGATGGGACGGGGAAGATCCGTCTCCTGGGGACGCCTCTGGGTCCTTGCACCAGCTCCGTCAAACTCGTCTTGCTCTCGCGCGATCCGACGTTGGACGTGTCCGCGGAATTTCAAACGGGGATCGTCGTGCGTGTCATGGAAGGCGCGGCCAATTCGGGCACCTGGCAATATACGGGCGCATCCAATCCGACGCTGGGGACCACCGCCCTTCCCTGGACCAAGCTCACCAGCCTGACCGATACGGCCGTTGCCCCGCCTCTCGCGCCTCCGAGCTTCACTAACACGCCGCCCGGGGCCCTGGATCCCTGCGACGTTCCGCTCGCATGACCGATGCGCCGGCAGAGCCAATCCCTCTTTACTGGGGCGGGATCAACGATCCGCCGATAGCGATCGATCCCTGCACCCTGCAGCCTGTCCCTCCGCCCGAAGACGGTTGTTGCGTTGCCCGGCTCCTATTCCCCTTTCCTACGGCCGCCGCTCTCTGGGAGATTGACCACAACCTGGGCAGAATCCCGGCGTCTGTCGAAATCATCTCGAGCCAGGGAATCGTGACGGGCTCCCGGGTTTCGCACCCGACCACGAATCGAACCGTGATCGCGCACTCCCAGCCCTTTGTGGGTTACGCCATCGTGCTCGTATGAGCCAGCTCTCCCATCATCTCACGCCGGCCGTCTCGGCGCTGGAGATCCGCGATTTCCGGGTGACCGGTCTTCCGCGGCCGGCCATCGGGTCCGATGCGGTCCCGCTCGATTACCTGCAGGAGATTCTGCAGGGGGCGGGTGCGGCGACTCCGCGGGTGGTCGAATTCACGTTGAACGTCCAGCCGGACGTCGACGGGGATCGCGCGGTGGTCAACCACAACCTCGGGACCCTGACGGTGCAGGTGGTCCTTTGGCGCCTGAAGAATGCAATCTGGGAGGCGGTTCTTTCGCAACTTCAGGCGTTGGACACGAACACATTGATCGTCCGCTTTGCTCGCCAGAATGGCTCCTACCCCATGCGCGCCGTTATCTCCGCGGCTCCTGCTCCCGCTCTCTAAATGAACCAGCCCACCACTCTCGAGCTTTCCCGCCGGCAGGTTGAAAACCTCTACTTCGCCCTGCAGGCCCTGAAGCCAATGGCGATTCCTTCCCGAGCGCGCTACGCCCTGGCGCGCACGCTATCCTCCATCTCTCCCGAGGTGGAGGCCTCGCAAGCTGCCTTCCCGCGGCCGACCGACATGGCGGCCGGCGGCCTGGCGCAGTGGGAGGCCGAGCGTTCCGCGCACATGGCCGAGACGGTGCGGCTCCCGGTGTGGCTGCTCGAGGACATCCCGGACATCGATCCCGCAAATCTGATTGCCTGGCGGCCGGCCCTGTCGTCCGTGCAGGCCAACCTGCTTCACCAGGACATCGTCGAAAGTCTCCTGGTTCTCCTGCCCGCGGAGGCCGGACCGGAGGCCAGCCAAACCTAGCCATGCCCACCGCCCTCGCTCTCCTGACCAATCTCGACCTGGAGCGTAACCAGCTCCTGCGAGCGGCGCTTGAACTGGTGGCGGCTCCGGACGCGACCCCCGTCACGGGGCAGATCGCTTTCACGGATGGGACGATCACGGCCCTCCCGAAGTGGAGCGTCATCATCCGCGATGGGGAAACGCCGACGCCTGGCTGGCGGGTCCTGGGGGCCATCAACAAGGCGCACACCGTCACGGGCTTCTGGACGTTCAAGCCCGACTTCACCGCGGCGGGGGCCCCAGCAGCCGCTGGCGACCCGCCTTTTGGCGTTGATCCATTGCGGTTCGGCCGGGTCCCGAACCTGACCGCGGACATGGTCGATTCGTGGCACGCCAGTTCGCCCGTGCCGGACGGGAGCGCCGCGCCTCCGGGCAGCTTCCTCCCCGTCTACGACACCTTCGGCCGGCTGGCCGTGGCGGATCCCGTCAATCCGTACAACGTCGTCAACCTTCAAACCCTGCAGGCGGCCAGCCAGGGAATCTCGCCGCGCGATCCCTGCCAGTACGCGACCACGGCGAACCTCAGCGGCGGCCGCTCTGGCAATGTCCTGACCGGCTCGCCCGTTGGGGTCCTCGCGGTGGACGGGTTGAACCCGGTCGTGGGTGAGCGGGTCCTGGTCAAAAACCAGACGCTCCCAGCCGACAACGGAATTTACTCGGTCACCAACGCCGGCGCCGTGGGGTCGGCGTGGATTCTGACTCGCGCCTCGGATGCGGACGCCACCGCGGAGGTGCGGGTGGGGACGACGACCTACATCGAAAAGGGCAACACCAACCTATCCACTCAGTGGCAATGCTCGGCCGCCGGCACGCTCAACACGGACCCGAACCTGTGGGTTAAATCCTTCCAGCAATCCGCCTATCTCGCGGGCAAGGGCATGGTCCTGTCGGGGCTCACCTTTCACTTCGGGACCTCGAGCAATTACACCGTCAACGCGCTTTGGTACAACAGTTCGACCTCCGCCCTTTCTCAGCTCGCCCCACCTGCGAGTCTCAAATTCCTTCAGAGCCCGAGCGGCGGTCCGCCCGCGTGGGCGGATGTCGCTTGGGCGGATATCGCGGGCAAGCCGACCCTCCCCACCGCGCCTGGCGCCGGGGGAACGGCCGGCTATCACACCCGCTGGGCCGCGTCGAATGCGCTCGTGGACTCGAACCTCCTGGATTCGAGCACCGCGGTTGTGGGGGCGGGCAACAGCCTGGCGGCCGCCACGATTTCGCTGGGCAACGATACCGCTCCTTTCGCCGGCATCTGGACCAATGAGCTTCGGCTCAAGACGAGCGCCGGCGCCGGTCCGATCGGGGCGCTCTACGGGTTGCAGAACTCGACGAACGATCCGAACCTGAATCATCGGAAGGTGGTCACCTGGGGCGTGAGCGAGCTCAAATCGTGGCTCGTCTACAGCCCTGCCGATATCGGCGCGGTGCCTACGGATCGCACTTTGACGATCAATGGAGTGGCGGGGCAGATCAACGTTGC